CATCACTTCCAGATACCGTCATGGATGGTTTAAGTAAAGTTCCCTCTAGATATACACCGTTCAGATGACATGCCTTATAAACTTCTGTGATGACACGTTGTTGAATCTTTGATGTAGTTTCAATACTATGATTTCCGTCCATCAGTATTTCTGGTTCAATGATCGGAACTAATCCAGCTTCTTGCACAGCACGAGCGTAACGTGCAAGACCCCATGCGTTTTCCTGTATTGCAAGATCAGATGGCCCATCCTCTGTAATCTGTAAAACTGCTCTCCACTTAGCAAACCTTGCACCCTGTTCATAGTAATTAGATGCTCTTTCTGTTAATCCATCTAGACCAGAACAATATGTCTCATGTTCTAATGCACCAACCAAAGGTTTCAATCCTGTATCAACTTTGATGCCTGGAATGATTCCTTGTTTTGTAAGTTTATCAACCATACTATCTCCATCAACATGATTCTGATAGAGTGTCTCTTCATATAAAATCGCACCACTAATATATTTTCCTAAGTCTGGTGTGGTGAATAACATACCACGATATGCTTGTCTATTTTCTTCAGTATTTTCAACATTAATACCTGCTAATCTCTTACCAACTGTGCCTGTAGATTCATCAACAGCGAGTATTCCTTTTCCTTTACTTGCTAATTTTTTTGCATTTTCTTTCAGTGTTTCTCTATAATATGCTAGTGTCATTTGTAAAATTTAATATTTTCTTCATTATTTATAAATTAGCATAAAAAAAAGAGGATGTCAATGACATCCCCTTGAAAGATATTGTAATCTCTAGATTACATAAGGTTAGAAACCTTAACTCTTCTGTAGTAACGGTTTGTGTTACGTGTAAGAGTTCCAAGTCCTTGTGTAAGTCCTTGTGAGAATGGGTTCTCAACCATACCATATCTGGTCTTGAATCCAATCTTTGGTTGGAATGTATCCTGACCAACCGCACGAACCATCTGTAGAGGAACGTATGGGCAGTAGAATAATCCAGCGTCATAAGGTGAAGAACCTTTGTAACCCATTACATAGTACTGAGTTGCAGCTACGTTAGCAGCAAATGGGTCAATGTACACTCTATACTTACCTTGTAACACACCAGCAAATGTATTGCCTGTGTCATCTACATTAAGGTTAGCATTTAAAGCAGGTGTGTAATCAAGTACACCAGCCATTGTTAGTGCAGAAGCAACGTCTGCGGAGCAAAGGATCATGTTGCCCTTTCCACGACGAGTTCTTTGTGCGATTGCGTTAGCATCTCTTTCCATCTGGAAAATAAGACCCTTGAACTTCTCAACTGACCATCTTCCGTTGGAGTCTGTGTCTAAGTCGAATGTTCCACCTGAAGCAACGTTTGCTTGAGCACCTGGTTCAGCGACGTTATAGATTGTTCTAATAACTTCTCTGTTGATTTCAGCAAGAATTTCAGTTGATAGAATATTTGCTAACTCAGCCTCAGCGTTCAATCCGTGGATTGCCTTAAGGTCTTGAGCAAGTTCTAAACTGTACTCTGCTTTTAGAGCTCTTGACTTCGCAGTCACGGTGACTTTCTCGATTGAGAATGCCATCTCGTTGAAGTTATCTCCAGATGTACCGAGATCTTCAGCGTCGTCTGTTCTCATACCTTGACCAACGTTGTAGTCAGTAGCATTTGTCTGAGCAGCAGTACCAGAAAGTAATCCTGGATTTGAACCACTCTGAGCAGTTGTACCTAAACCAACGTTAGATGCACCAGTAGCAGTGAAACCACTTGTAACATCAAATCCTTCATTCTGACCAGAGAATGCTGAATCTGCTTCGTTGAATAGTGCTTCAGTTCCACTCTGTGAAGTGAATCTGGATCTCATTGCGAAGATAAGTCCAGTTGGACCATTCATTGGTTGTACACCAGCTAAATCGTATGCCACCAAGTTAGGCATTGAACGACGAATTAGACTGATTAATACTGGGTCGAAACCTGCAACAGGACCTGCAGCAGTTGCACCAGCAGAGAAACCTGCTGAACTTCCACTGTTTGTGTTAACTGTTGGCTGTTCTGAAAGGAAAGATGCTTCCTCTCTTAATTCTTTTTCTTGGTTTTCTAACAGGATAGCGGTGACGTTTCTTCTATGAGCGTCTTTGATTGGATCAACTCCGTCAAAATCGAGGATAGGTCCCCACTTTTCCTGCAAATGTTCTGTGTTATACATTTGCATTTGAAATTTACCTCTTACGGTTTATTGTTTGAATAAATGTTAAATTCACTTCTTCGCAGCTCTGGATAAGATATCCAAATAGGCTTGCATTCTAGGAGTAGTATCTACTGATGCTACTTCATCTGTTGAAACCTCTTCTGATAAATTCTCAGAGGTGCTCTTTGGAGCACTAGTTTTACTTGGGAAATAAGATTCCTTAAGTGTTCCTAGTTTCTCACGATAGTCTGTCTCACTTTCAAACTCAACATTTTCTGCAAGAGTAGCGAGTTTTTCCTTCTGAGTGTCTGCTAGACCTTCAGCAACATCTGTAAAAATTACATCTGCTGTGGATTCTGCCAATCTACGATTTAGAGCAACATTGCGATCAATTTGCTCATTGAGTTTATTCTCCATTTCATCAAGCTTGTCTACCATGCTATTGAGTACATCATATTTCTCTTCAGGAATAGTTACATAATGATCTTCAAATAGAGATTTCATTCCACTTAGGAATGACTCTGTCATTTCGGTTTTAAGTCCGTTCTCAACTTGTAGTGCATTTTCTTGCATCCACTCGTCTGCAACGTACTCAAGGTAAGCATCAACTCTTTCAGTTAATCCTTCCTTAATCTTGTCTAACTCCTCAACAAGAGCAGTAGCATAAGATTCTTGCAATTCTTCTTTGATTTCTGCAACCTTAGATCTGATTGCTCCCTCAAAGATGGTTCTTGCTTTGTTTTGGAAATCTTCAGAAAGTTCTTCACCTTCGATTAGAGCAGCAACATCTGCTTCGATGTCGATTTTCTCCTCTTCCTCTTCGATGACTTCTTCTTCAGAAGTTTCTTCTTCGGCAACAACATCTGTTGATTCCTCTTCAGTTGCTGTTTCCTCTTCAGCGACTACTTCATCAGTAGTTGCCTCTTCCTCCTCGATAACTTCCCCATCGACTTCTGCTTCTTCTGCTTTTGCAGCTTTAGCATTAACAACGTCCTTGACTTGTGCAAGAGTTGCAGATGGATCCTTCAGCTTAGCTGAATCGTCATCAGGTTTATAGTTTTCTGGTGTAGGTCCACCTAGATCTTCTACTGGAATGCCTGATGAAGGCATTGGATCTGCAGGTTTTGCACCTTTGGTGACTACGTTTTCTTCGATGTTTTCCATTTAGTGTAAAAAGTTACCGTGGATTTATTAAAATTCGTAAGAATCTATACTTATTTATAGATCTTTTACATTTAGAGGTTATTTAGAAAATCTTGGAACAGACTTAGTTTCTTTTCCTCTAATCTTTTTTGGGTGACAAGTGTGTTAATACGCTTCTCAGTTCTTTCTGCGAGTTGTTCACGAAGGGTTCCACCTTCCCAAACCCACTCTTTTCCTTCCATAATTCCGTTGACAAAAGCATCTGGTGCGGAAGGATCTGCCACAATATCAGCAGCAGTTGCTAGTTGGAAATCTTCTCCAACCATTTTACATCCATTACTACTTTCTCTTAGTGATCCGATACCACGAGAAGAAACTCCAAGTTTAACTCCTTCATCTATTAAAGATGATGCAATTTTACCCATAGGAGTAGAAAGTAATTGTGCTTTCCCTCTAAAATTATTTCCCTCTCTTACGAGCGAGGTTATTTTGTGGGATACACGATCTAAGTTTACTGTAGGACCTTCTGGATGACCAAGTTCACCAAGTGCTCTACCTTGAGAGATAAAAGTTTTATTGTATCTTCTGACTTCATTTTCAAGAATATCAACAGGATACATTCTTCCATTACGATTTTTGATACCACCTTGAAGAAACACACCTTCGATACAAAGACGTTTTTTGCCTTTATATTTTTCAGTGATAAATTTTACTTGTGAGACTTCTTCTGTGATAAGTTTCATTATTCGTCCTCTTCAGTTGGTTGTTCATCTGATACTTCTTCTTCCTCTGGTGCTTCATCTGCAAAGACAGTTGATGCAACTTCTGGTTTCAAAGCATCTATTCGGGCAGCTGCTTTTGCCATTAATGCGTCTTTTATTTTATCAGAAACATCACTAGCACTAGCGTCTGTCGCAATCAAATCCACTAATTCTTCCATAAGATTAATTTATAGCAATATGTTTATTTATATCTCGGCTGATTTGGTATCTTTTTGATACTCTGCATCAGTTATTTGTGCTTCTGCTTCTACATCTGGATCTTGTGGTACATCACCTAATTCTCCACCCCCTTGATCACCTTCTTGAGGTAATGGTTCACCTGTAATCGGATCA